CGTGTGTTGGGTGGCCTCCAGACCTGGCTGGCGACGAACGGCGACTTCGGTTCGGGTGGCTCTGCTGGTTCTTCCGGCACGACCGCTCGCACGAACGGCACGAACCGCACCTTCACTGAGACCGAACTCAAGACGGTCATCAAGGAAGTGTTCGAGTCGGGTGGTTCGCCGAAGATTCTGATGGTGACCCCGGCGCACAAGCAGACGGTTTCCGCTTTTGCGGGTATCGCTGCCCAGCGTTACATGGCTCCTTCGGATGCTCCGACGACCATCATTGGCGCTGCCGACATCTATCTGTCGGACTTCGGCTCGGTGAGCGTGGTTCCCAACCGCTTCATGCTGTCGGGCAACTCTGCTAACGAAGTGGCCTTTGTGCTTGATCCCGAGTACGCTGCCGTGTCCTATCTGCGTCCCTTCCAGACCATTGAGTTGGCGAAGAACGGCGACTCGGATCGCACGCAGCTGCTGGTTGAGTACACCCTCGAGGTCAAGAACGAAGCCGCTCACGGCATCATCGCTGACCTGTCGTAATCCGATTTATCGGTGACAACTAAGGGGGCAGGGGAAACTCAGCCCCCTTTTTCACATGAACATCAACGAAATCGCAAAGAACACCAAGGTAGTCCAGCGCAAGGCTCACACCGCCGATGATGGCGGGATCGTGATCGAGAGTTCGCAGGATGTGGGTGGGATCATTGAGTCCAATAAGGCTCAGTTCAACTCATACGATGAGCGCGCTCGATGGAGCGACCATTTGTTTGGGAACAAGATCGCCTCTGTGCCTTTGGTGGTGATTGACGATCTCAACAAAAAGGGCATCATGCGAGGGTTCCATGTGGTTGACCAGGCTCGATTCAAAGAGTGGCTCAATCATCCTGACAACCGCGCATTCCGCACCCGTCCAGGGAGGGTCTGATGGCTATCGCCACATATTCTGATCTCAAGACTAAGATAGCCGACTATCTTGGTCGAACTGATCTCACGAGCCAGATTCCAGACTTCATCACATTCGCAGAGAACCGCCTTCGCCGGGACTTGCGTATTCGTCAGATGCTGAAGCTGGTCAATGCGACGATGACGGCAAACGATGCCACAGTCTCATTGCCTAATGACTTTCTGGAGATTCGGGACATCCACCTGAATACGACTCCAATTTATGCCCTTGAGTACCTCTCTCCCAATATCTTCTATCGCAATACCGATGTGACGAACACGGGGGTTCCGAGGAAATACACGGTTCTGGCAGATGACTTCCAGTTCGCTCCGATCCCGGATTCGGCCTACAACGTCCGAATGCTGTATTACGCAGCTCCTGCCTATCTGAGCGACACCAACACCTCAAATGCGTTCTTGGCAAACTGCCCGGATGCGCTGCTTTACGCTGCTTTGGGTGAGGCAGAGCCTTATCTGATGAATGATGAGCGTCTTGCGACCTGGGCGGCTCTGTATCAGAGGGCAATTGACTCTATCAATGCTTCCGATGATCGGGGAGAATACGCAGGTGTTCCTCTCACCATGACTTTGGCTAGGAGATAAAAATGGCTGAAATGTCGAATTTCTTGGAGAACGCGCTTGTAAACGCGACTCTCCGCAACACTTCTTACACGAGTCCCACCACGGTTTTTGTGGCGCTATACACCACAGACCCGACTGATGCGGATACGGGTACTGAGGTGAGTGGCAACGGCTACGCCCGTCAAAGCGTGACCTTCTCCGCTCCCTCGAACGGTGCGACCTCAAACTCTGCGGCTGTGGAGTTCCCTCAAGCCACGGGTTCGTGGGGCACGGTGGCGTATATCGGGCTGCGTGATGCTTCTTCTGGTGGTAATCTGCTGTATCACACCGCTTTGGATGCGTCTAAGACCATCGCAACTGGTGATGTGTTCCGCATCTCTGCCGGATCGCTGTCTGTCACCTTGACGTAATGGCCGATCTCTACCCACCGTGGACAATAGACTCCCTTGATAACCTCAAGGCGAGTCTAGATGACCTCACGCTAACGCTTGATTCACCGCTCTACATCACAAGCGTTACCCGGTGGGATGGGGCTGCATCTGTTGCGGCTTCAGCAACTGTTACGGCAAGCGGAACACTGGTTCAGCAAGCCTCTGCATCAATAACGGCATCTGCATCAGTTTCTGCCGCCGGGCAACTTGTTCAAAGCGGCGCGGCTCAGATAACCGCATCGGCCACCGTCACGGCGAGTGGGCAGCTTATTCAAGAGGGCGCGGCATCGATTTCCTGCTCAGCCTCTGTCACCGCGAATGGCGGGGTGGTTGCTGAAGGGGTTGCATCGTTTGATTGCTTGGCAACTGTGGTTTGCTCTGCATCTGCGATCTACTCTCAATCAGCCTCAATTACTGGTATTGCCACGGTCTCGTGCGACGCTACCAAGCAGGGCCAGGAGTGGAGTCCTGTACAGGAATCCTCCGATACATGGGATGATGTGGCTGGTGATACGACCACATGGGTTCCTGTTCCTGCGGCTAGCGGCTCATGGACTCTAAGGATTTGATATGCCTGAAACCAAGATCACATTCGGAGAGTGGCTTCCAGACCAGCCGGGCATCGCAGGCGCGCTCCAGGCGGCATACAACGTCTATCCTCAACAGGTTGGATATGGCCCTGTCCCGTCAACGTCTGACTACTCAAACGCAGCATCTGAAGATTTAAATGGCATCTTCTCAGGGAAGATTGCCAGCGCGTCTAGTCTTTTCGCCGGTGGCGCAACAAAACTGTTCAAGTATGACTCTGCCACTCGCAACCTGAGCAATGTCTCAAAAGCCGGTGGATACACGAATTCAAAGTGGCGCTTTGCCCAGTTCGGCGACGTTGTACTAGCAACCAACGACAACGCAAAAATTCAAGCATTCACGCTGAACTCAAGCTCGGCATTTGCCGATGTCGATGCTGCCGCTCCTGTTGCTTCATACATCACGGTTGTTCGAGACTTCGTGGTCGCCGCGAACATTGCCTCTTATCCCAACCGAGTCCAGTGGTCTGACATCAACAACGAGGCGAATTGGACTGCTGGGCCTACTTCCCAATCAGACTACCAGGACATCCCTGATGGTGGGGACATCCAGGGGATAACGGGTGGAGAGTTCGGGCTAGTCCTGCTTGAGAAGGCTATCGTTCGGATGAGCTATATCGGCTCTCCTTTGTTCTTCCAGTTCGACACCATCTCCCGCGAGATCGGGTGCTATGAGCCTGGGTCGGTCTGCCAGTACGGGAACATGACCTTCTTCCTGTCGGATGACGGGTTCTATATGTGCGATGGCCAGAAGGTTGTGCCAATCGGCGCGGAGAAGGTAGATCGCTGGTTCTGGGACGATATCCTTCCTTCTTACGCGAACTTCAGTTCTGCTGTAGATCCGGTCAAGAAGGTTGTGATCTGGTGCTACCAGAACATCAGTGGCGGGTATTCCCTGCTTATCTACAACTGGCAGTTGGGACGGTGGTCTTACGGGACAACGACCGCAAACTACATTGCATCTGCCGCAACTCCTGGCGTAACGCTCGAGGGTCTTGACCTGTTCTCTGCATCAATAGATGCGCTCCCGGCATCTTTGGATTCTCGCCAATGGCTCGGAGGAAGGCTGATCTTCTCTGGCGCTTCGGGAGCAAAGATCGTGACCTTTGAGGGTGCGAATCAGTCTGCATTCATCGAGACTGGCGATCTGAGTTCTGCTCCGAGCATCATCACTTTGGCCCGTCCACAGGTGGACAACGGTTCCGCGACTGTTGCCGTGGCTTCTAGAGAGATGCTGGACGATACGATCTTCTACTCAACCGCTGTGGCCGCAAGTAACGAGAACCGAGTCTCTCTCAGAAGCTCAGGAAAGTACCACCGGATTAAGGTTGTGCCTACAGGGAACTGGACGACTGTGGCCGGTGTTGACATCAATGTCGTTCCGAGAGGCCGCCGATGATGTTTCGTGTTCTCCCCCCATTTGGCGCTGATCCTCGCGGCATCGCTGAGGTAGTCAATGGGCTGATGAATGGCAAGTCCAACAATACCGGGACTGTCACTCTCAACACGGGGGGCGCACTCACAACCACGCTCTACGATGAGCGAATCAGCCCAGACACGAAGATCGTTCTGCTACCGTTCTCGGCTGCGGCTTATGTCGATCAACTCCCGTTCGGGGC